TTTTTTCATTTGCTTTGCATCTCTCTTTCTTTTCTTATTATCGCACTCCATTCCATCCCATTCCGCACCGCCCATCGCAGGGCGTTAGCGTAGGAAGTGAATCGTGCGAAGAATTGACCGCATGAGTTGTAGACGGCGTAATAGTGTTTATTCATTTTAGTTGACTCTATAAATGAAGAAGCCGCCTCTTTCATTTTCTTCCCCATCATAAGACGAAAGGAAGTGGCCTCGACCATCAGCGGAGATTGCTTCCTCCACGAATCCGTCAAGACCTCCATCTGTCTTTTCTATTAGAGCAAGGATTGCATCGTTTGCGCCTTCGCACTTCTTCGACTGCATAGCCTCCAACGCTTCGGCTAGTTCTTGCGGCAGGTTGCAGTATTCGCAGATAAAACTCGAGCGAAAAGCCCAAGCGGAATCTTTCATATATTCCTTACAAGCCTCATCAGCTTGGCTATCCGTACCAACCGCATACTGCTCGCCTCTTCCACAGAATACTTCCAGCCCATAATGGGTATAAGTTTCTGGTGTCAGTTCGTCTGGATCTATTCCGATTTGATCCGCTAGTGCCTCAACTGCATTTGTTGATTTTATCATGTGTGCTTCTCCTTATTTTCTTTTATGCCTTGGGCAATCCGAGCGGATTCTCCCTCGACAAGTGCAACACTAATGCAAGCGGGAGGGATGTCAACTCTTTTTAATTATTATTTTTATGGTAAAGGGACTCATGGAAGAATCTGGCGCACCTCCTAGCGCAATCGAAAAAGCGAAAAATGGGCGTGATATCTTCACCGATAAGATTGCCGATGAAATAGTCTCGGCTTGTGGTAGTGGGTTCACGCTCGAAAAGGCCGGTGCGTTGGTTGGCGTGAATCCTTCCACCATTCGCACCTGGGCGCAGCGTAAGCCCGATTTCGGCAAGAGAGTCGAGACAGCCCGCAAAAAGCACGAATTGTCTCTACTGCGTGACATCCAACTTGCGGGGGAGAAAAGTTGGCAGGCTAAAGCATGGCTTGCGGAACGCATTTATAATCATGGAGTTCCGTCTGCTAGGCTACAAGTTTCCCAAGATGTCACCCACGGAATCAGCGGGAACTTGGCGCAGTTGCTGGCAGGGATAAGAGGGAGGAAGCAGGCCGAACCCAAGCCAGCTCAAGTCATAGAATCAGAACCCGCAAACATATCCCAAAAGGGACAAAGTAAACACAATGTTTATTGTGCGACATTAGAAAATGTCCAATCTACTCTAGTAAAATTGCCTAGGAAAAGAAAATTAGAAATGAGACGCAGAAAGCCAAGAGCAGAGTCTCTCGCAAAGTATCCGCCCACCACCACGCCCCCCCTACCGCCCCCAGCCGCCGTTTAATACACATAACCCCCCCAAATAATTGTGGGTTAAAACAAAAATAGGTCATAAACGCCACTATGCCAAAACCCCCCAAACGCAGTCAAGAAGAAATTTTAGAAGATCTTTCTAAACCAGCCAACTTCGCCGCTAACGCATTGGGAATCAATCTGTATGACTGGCAAAGAAAGGTATTACGCGATTTAGAACCTAAGGACTGTCGCGTAGCCCTGCGTGCAGCCAACGGCTCTGGCAAGACCAGCACCGTAATTGCAGCCGCTTTGATATGGCACGCGCTAGTTTACCAGCGTTCAATCGCTGTCACGACCGCTGGCGTGTTCCGTCAGGTGGAATCACAACTCTGGCCTAGCCTGCGCCATCACATTTCTAAACTCGGCGGGGCATGGGAAGTGACATCAGGCGAGATTCGCTACCTCCACCCCAACGGCAATACGAGTCGCATTATCGGCTACTCAGCGACGGATGCAGGGCGTGCTGAAGGCTGGCACGCCGAGGACCACGATTGTCATCCATTGCTGATGGTGGTGGACGAAGCCAAGACCGTAGCCGACCCATTGTTTGAGGCTATCAGCCGGTGTCAACCAACTAGGCTTTTGATCGCATCCAGCCCAGGCGGGACTAGCGGCGCGTTCTACCGAGCGTTTACCAAGGAAGCAAATATGTGGAGTAAGCACGCTGTCACCGCCTTTGACTGTCCCCACATCACACCAACGCAGATTGAGGAAGTGGTGCAGCGATATGGCGAGAAACACCCGTTGACCCGCTCAATGGTGTACGGCGAGTTTGTCGACATAGGTGCTGAGAGTCTGGTGATTAGCTTGACCCAGCTACAGAACTGCCACAACCAACCCCCCGACTTTAAGCCTGGAACCCGCAGAGCTGGTGTAGACTTTGCTGCGGGTGGCGATCAGAACGTGCTTTGCATAAGTGACGGCAACAAGGTGCTACCTATGATCGCATGGCGCGAAAGGGATACGATGTCTGCGGTGGGTAGATTTATTGTGGAATTTAAGAAAGCTGGGCTAAAGCCAGAAGACATTTATGCGGATGCGAGTGGGTTAGGTATGCCGATGTGCGATGCGTTGGCTGAGGCGGGCTGGGAGGTTAACCGAGTTAACTTTGGCTCTACTGCCTACGACACCGATGCGTATACCAATAGGGCAGCCGAGATGTGGTACAACATGGCCAAGAAGATTGAGGCGGCTGAAGTCATACTGCCTGAGGACGAGGACTTAACCGCGCAGTTAACTTGTCGGCGCACGATAACCAACAGCAAGGGCAAGCTGGGTGTGGAGTCTAAGGACTCGATGCGGTCTAGGGGGCTAGCCTCACCCGACCGAGCCGATGCCCTTGCTTTGTGTTTAAGTGGTGGCAATGTCAACCTTGACTTGACTTTCCCCACCGAGCGTCCAACTTGGCGGATGTTAAGTCAGATCATGTCGGAGGCGAGTGACCCCGTTATGGCTGGCTTTGACGCAGGAGGATAAACACTATGAATATATGGAACTGGATTACCGCAAACTGGCAAGAGATTGTCGCCGCTGTTGGTGGCGTTGTCTTGGCCGCACGCATCATTGTTAAACTTACCCCCACCCCCGCTGACGATTCTTTCTTGGAAAAGATTGTATCTTTCTTGAAGACAGTCGGGCTAAATATCAAATAATCTTTTGTGCTGCGTGCAATCCTTGAGATCATCGCAGCCGTGTTCCGCATCATCCCAGGTTGGAAAGACAAGCGCACCCAGAACCTTGAAGGCGATTGGCGCAAGAACCGTGATGCTATTGACGGCGATCTGCGCGGTGAGTCTTGGTGGTTGCGCAACAACGACACCAGTAACAAACACAACGGGGGCAGTTGAGTCCTTAATGCGAGATGAAAACTATTCTGCTGTCCGTACTGCTGATCCAAAAGTACGCGCTTGGGCAAAGCGTGCTTTACATTACGTCAACGATCTGTCATTTGAATTGAGTAGGGAGCGTAACAAATGAGCGATAAATACACCCGCCGAACTGAATATCACGACCGCATCATTGACAGCTTAAACCAGCGCGAGACTTGGGAGAACCGCCAGCGGTTGTTTTACCAAGCCAGATACTTTGGGGTTAGGCGCAAGACTAAACCTTGGCCTACCGCCGCTGACCTTCACGTTCAGCTAATTGACGGCGCGATTGAGAAGCTAAAACCTAGCTTCGTCAACAGCGCAATTGGCAATGACATCCTTTCCAGCTTCGTCCCGATGCGCCAGCAGTTAACCCCGATCACCGTATCCGCCGAGCGTTGGTTTGATTACAAGATGCGCGAGCAGTCTAACTTTCAGAAAGAGATTGTTTCGGTCATCGACAACTTGCTTCTCTACGGGCGCGGGTTAGCCAAGGTAGTCTGGAACGAGGACAAGAAGCAGATTGCCTTTGAGGCAATTGACCCGTTCCACGTGGTCGTACCGGCTTACTGCAAGAACTTGGCGGATGCAGATTTCATCGTTCACATCATTTCTATTTCAGTCGACAGCTACAAGACCAACCCGCTTTACAAGCAGGACAAGGAATTTGTCAAACGTATCAGCGGTAAGGTCAACGAATCGGTTGGGCTACGCAGCGAGATTCAAGATGAGATTTACAGGCGTGAGGGGATTACGCAGGAGTCGGGCAATGATACTATCATCTTGTGGGAACTTTACACCCCGTCCAAGGACGGCTGGAAGGTTGAAACCTACAGCCCGCTGGATGTGGAGACGGATGTTAGAAAACCCTTCACCTTACCTTACGAACACGGCGAACCACCTTTTGTCGATTTCCCCTATGAGTTGACAGGGGGCGGTTGGTACAGTCCCAGAGGAGTCGCAGAAATCCTCCTCCCTGGTGAGAACCTGCTCAACAAACTCAAGAACTCATTGAGCGACTACGTTGAACTGGCCAACCGACCCGTCTTTGAAGCACAGAATCCTATCTCGCTCAACACGGCCAATCTGAAGATGCAACCTGGGCAGATCCTGCCCCAAGGCTTAAAGCCCGTCCAATTCAGCCAACCACCCTTCGACTTCCAGCGTTTGATGATGGAGGAGAAGATGTCGGCTGAACAGCGCATGGGTCAGTTTGATATGGGTGCTAGCTCGCAGTACCAAATCTCGGATCGCAAGACTGCAACTGAGGTTGCCGCTATCCAAGCCCAAGCGGCTGCTTCTGGCGATCTGCGTAACCGCATCTTTAGGATGAGCCTGTCACACCTCTTTAGGCAGTGCTGGTCGCTTTATGTGCAGTACGCCAAAGAAGACTTGCTGTTTAGGTACGCTGAAGAGACTGGTCAGATGGTTCCAGACGGCATCCACGCCGAGTATTCGATTGAGCCAAAGGGCGGGCTGGACTTTATTAACCGCCAGTTTGCCTTGCAGAAGTCAGTAGCGCGGATGCAGATGTTCCAAAATAATCCTTTTGTCAACCAAGGCGAGTTGGTAAAGTCGGTGCTTGAACAAGACGATCCCTCGCTGGTTCGCCGACTCTTCCAAGATCCAAACGCTGCCTCTGGAGACCAAGCTGAAGATCAAGCGACTGAAATTGCAACGATGCTCGCTACTGGATTCCCAGTCGCGATCAAGCCTAGCGACGATCACAAAGCGCATATATCTGTTCTGTTCGCATTTAACCAAGCGGCTCAACTCCGCCAGCAGCCGGTCGACCAGAGTGCAATGCAAGTTTTAATGGCGCACTTACAACAGCATTTGCAGGCGTTGGAACAGATCGATCCCAACACATCCCGCGCTATCCAGAAACAGCTTCGTGATGCGGCCAAGGCAGACACTCGCCAACAAGGGCAAGCGGTAGGGGCAACACCTACTGAGGGTCAGCCGATGCAACAGGCCGCGCCGATGCCTGCTTGATTAAGAACGTAGAATTTAATGTAACCCCGCAAGAGCGGGTAAAGTTATTCTTGGACGATGAACAATTCGGCCAAGAACTAATGCTCAAGTATTTTGCCAAAGAAAGCGTATACGAGCCAGAAACATTCTTACTTTTTAAGCGTCTGCTCAAAGAAGGCGATACCTTCATCGACATCGGCGGTCATGTCGGATTCTTTTCCATAGTATCCTCGGCACTGGTTGGCGTGTCTGGCAGGGTCTACACTTTCGAGCCAGAGCCTAAAAATTATCTGCACTTGTTACAACACATCCAAGTTAACAATTTGCGCAACATTACACCTCACTGCTGGGCAGTTGGCGATCAATCCAAGATGGTAGTGTTTAATCAAAACCAAGATTGTGATGGCGGTCATTCGCTGTGGGATTGCGGTAAGTTTGGTAACAATGTTAAGAGCCGCGAGAATCCAGTTAGGATAGCTACCTATATGGCATCCTTGGATGTAGAGCTTGCTGGCAGAGATCTGTCAAAATTAAAGCTGGTTAAGGTGGATGTGGAAGGGGCAGAGGAACTAGCCCTGCGCGGGATGGAACAAATCTTAAAGACGCACCAGCCGTTTGTTGTGGCTGAGATTCATGAATTTGGCTTAAATCAGATGGGTAGCTCTGGACAAGCCTTGCGAAAGTATATGGAAAGTCTTGGTTATATTACTTACCTACTAGAAAAAGAAGAACCAGAATCCTTGGTTGGGAAACCACTTCCCAATAAGGAATTTGTCTATAACGTGTTGTTTGCCGCTAAAGACCTACCATGAGAAAACTACGCGCTATCCTATCCTTTATTCGCCAACAAGAGTGGGTTAACGAGCCTGTGTGGAACAGCGAAGACGAGAAGGCGTGGACTGGATTTCTCACAACCCCCACCGGCTTAAAGTTATCTGCCATCTTGCTTAACCTTACTTTGCGCAATAACGCCTCTGCCACCGAGAAGGATAGCGAGGCACTTGCGTTGGCTTGCGGGTATGCTAAAGGCTTTAGGGGATGTGTAGCGGTTCTCGAATCGCTTGCATCCCGAAAAACAAACTCGCCCATCCAGACCGACGATACGGATGGGGTCGAAGGACAGATCGTCGATTAACCTACTACTGGGAATGACTCCCCTAGTGGCAGAGTAAGAAAGGGTCAAAATGGCGGAATTGACTAACCTATCCGAAGCAGATGTATTGGCTTTAGCGAAGGCGGCAGATGAAGGCACGGAACTCGCGCCCACTCTGTCACAAGTTGAAGCGGTAACAGAAACTAAGGAGACGGCCAGCGGCGATACCTTGGAGACACCCGCGACTCCCGAAACCACCGAAACTAAATCCACATCGAATGATGTGGTGACGGATGAGGTCCCTAAGACTGAAACCGTATCAACCAAAAGTTCTTTAACAACGCAATCTGATGAATCCAAGTCGGAGTCGGCTTCCGAAAAAAAGCCAACACGATATGAGAAAGCAAAGTCGCGTCTTGAAAAGGAATGGGAAACACTGCGAGCAGAGAAAGCCAAATTGCAGGCCGAGCGGGAAGCCGCCCAAGCCTCGGTTGGAAAAGCTGCTGCGCAGGAGAAACAAACTTCAACTCGCAAGTTTAGCGCGGAAGATTATCGGGAAGCAGCAAAGAGCTACCGTGATGAAGGCCGCGATGATCTTGCAAAACTCGCTGAAAACAAAGCCAGCGAGATTGAGGTTGAGTACAGGAAAGAGCAAGAGGAGAATGTCAAAGGCGAGCTAAAGTCCGCCTGGGACAAGAACCTTTACGAAGAGGTCGAGGCCAACCCCGATCTTAAAGACTCTTCCACCAAACTTTACAAGGCGGTATCGGAGATGCTACAGAACCACGCCATCCTGCGTAATTACCCAGCGGGGATTAAGGATGCGGTGGGCATCGCCAAGATTAGGCTTAAAGCGGAGGCCGCCTCCGATTTGGAAAAGAAGGTTGCAAAGTATGAGTCAGAATTGGCTCAACTTAGAAAGGCCACGACACCGGCAAGCGGTCAGCCTTCTGCACCCGCACGACAGAAACAGTTTCACGAACTGTCCAGCAATGAACAGGAAAAGGAGTTGTTACGAATGGCAGCGGAAGCAGATAGGATGGGAGTTTGACAGGTTAGTGGTATAGGAAAAATAAAATGGCTAATGTTACTACAGGCTCTGTCTCTTCACAGTTTCAGGCCTTCTTCTCAAAGTCACTCTTAGAGAGGCAAATCCCCTTGCTCCAGATGGAGCAGTTTGCCCAAAAGGTT